CAATCGGAATACCGAAGCTGCGCATTTCCATCGCAGATGCCAGCCAAGCCTCAAAGATCGGCCTGACAAAGTGTTCCTGCATAAAATACTGCAATGACTTGTAGTAATCACGCTCTTCTAGTGCGCCCTGGCGTATCGAACTATACGATGTTGACTCCAAGTCATTAGACAGTGATGTGTAAGACACGCCCAACGCACTAGCAATTCCTTTCAAGACAGACTTATGAAATGAATCAAATTCATTGTTAGGATACTGGGGGTCCCAAGTCTCAAAACTAACCCCCTGCGGTAGCTGGTGCAAAGTGCCTGGTTCGGCATCCATGATCGGAACATTGTTATCCATATCATCAGCAGCAAATCCGTCACCAGCCGGACTTGTGAAAAAGCCCATTTTAGATGCGCCAACCCTAGCATTTACAATAGCTGCTTCGCGAAACGCACCCAATTGCTTTATCGCGCCAATTGCAGGACTCATCCACGGCTCACCACGTGTCTGACCGGCTCGTAGCGGCATAAATATATGCATCATCCTGTCAGCAGATATGCGAACAGTCTTTTTTGTCTTGGTCTGGGTGGTAAAGTCGTAATCACCAGGGTGATACTGGATCACATGATAAGCCACCGGACGCTTAAACTTGTCCAATTCGACACCCATGCGTATTTCGCGGCCATTATCCAATCTTTCGTTTTTTTCTTCGTCAATCTGGTCTGATTCAATGAATTCCAGCGCAAATGAATCCTTAAATGCCGCATTTCTATGCTTTACGATAAATATTTCACCATCGCGAGCCAGGGTTTCCATTGCCATTTTCTGCGCATCGCACCAAGACATTTTGCCGTCAGCGGTGCAATTTCCGACTTTCCCCCACTCATAAAACGCATTTTCGAGTGCTTGATTGCCTTGAATATCGAGATTTCCGACAGAATCAGTGGCTTTCACCTGTAATTTGAAGCCTTTTTGACCAATTACGTTCGATTTGAGCAAATCTATGTATCTTTTGGCATATTCATTGTTTCTGGCCAAATCGCGTGACCTGGACCGTATAACACGCAGTACAGGTCGCAATTCTGAGTCAGCAGAACGCTCTGATGCCTTAAAATCAGCAAAAAGCCTGCCTGGATTGGCTGATGCGTACTGCCGCTTAAATATTTTGCCTGGTTTTGCCGGTTTTTTATTGAATCTGTCAAAAAAACCCATGTCAGAACCTCACCTGAATGGTGGACGAGCCTTTTCGTCCATATTTTGCGTCTAATTCCGCTTTTTCGCGATTTACTTCGGCCTTATAGAAGTTCCTGGCATCCAAAATCTCTTGAAACGACAGTTTCGTTAATGACCTGCCTGCAATTGTGTAATTGGCAACATCTTTATCAGCCTTTCCATGCAAAAGAGACTCTAATTTAGCCAGCATAATCTGTGCATGTGTCCGATTATCAACTGCGTTATTATCAAGATCGGCTAATACCTTGAAGCTGCCGCGCTTCAACACCAACCTTGCAGAGTCAGAATTCCTAATTATCTCTTGCTGGTACGAATATTCACCTGGTGCCCATGTGCCTGTCACATTACTAGCAACTGATACAAGGTAGTAACTGGTCTGATCGCTTGCTGTGAATTGGATTTCGTCTTGCTGGCCATTGATTCTGGCTGTATAGGTCAGCGTGTAGCTGCTTGGATCATAGTCACTGACCAGTGAAGTAATTTTGAACTGGAGCAAATCCCCAGCTATAATTTCTTGCGGCTCCCCTTCAGGGGCATTCGTTTGGTCAAATAGATTCGCCATAGTTTATCGCCATGAATTCGTAAACCCGCGTGGAGTACGCGGGACAAATCGTTCTTTCCTTTCCTCACTCTTTGGTGGAGGAACATTGTCATCGATGAGGGCTTCTTTTTTATCGGCCAACATATTGACATTTACCCCAAGTATAGCATAAGCGGACATTGCATACACAAATGTATCTAATGCTTCATTTCTTGCTCTAATTTTCTGAAACAGCCTTTTTTTGAATCCGCGATGAATTCTTGTCACGATCTTTTCTGCAGTCAGTTGTCTGAAGTATTCGTCAGTCAAGACATCAGAAAAGTGTATATAACCAGCACCAGGTTCATTGATTCTCATTCTGGCAAAGAGAAGGTCTTTTGTTGTGTCTACCCCTACCGGAAATAACGGACACCGGGTCACGTTATTCTTTGACGGCTTGCTAACCATTGTCCTGCCTTCACCGCCAACCCCTTTAATTGCAAAGACCCTTCTGCCAGCATGTTTTTTGCAATACTGGTAAACCGAGTTCGTGAAGTGACCGCCACTGTCGATACAGGTGCCCCTGATCTGCAATGTACGGTCATCATATGTTTGATATGTTTTGAACAGATGAGAATCAAGTGCCTGCCACAGTTGTGGTGTAGAAGGATCGCCATACCACTCGATATGCTCAATCACCCAACTTTCGTCATCCCGGCCCCAGCCGATCACAGATAACTCCAGCCTGTTATCCTGAACGTCTACGCCGCAAGTCAGGAACATAACTTCTTCCGGCACAAATCCATTGTAATCTTCTCTACGCTCCGCCAAGTTCATCTGGTCAATCATTTCACCCTCATCTTCCCACGACAAACCAAGGTAGGTGTTGTTCCATACGCGCAATTGCTCCGGGTTTTTCCTTACTGATAAGAAATCTCGAACACCATCAGATAAAGGGGTCCAGGGTGAGTACAAACCGCTGATAGAAAAACCAGCAACATGCCTGCCGGGTTCAGATGCAATCCATTCCCCCTGCCGTATTGCGGAACGCCTTTCTGCTTCAGACCATAGAGAACCGCATTCCTTGCAAGCATATCTCGCAGTCTCTGGATCATTGTCGGTCCACTTCACATTAGCCCAAACCAATTGCTGCTTATGCCCACAGTGCTTACACGGAACGTGGTAATAACGCTTGTCTGATTTTTCAAACGCATCCTCAATGCGGGATGCTCCCTTATTGGTAGGGGTGGATACCATGACAATCTTGCGATTCCAGAACGTAGCGGCACGTTTCCTTGCCAACTGAACCGGATCACCTTCACTTCCCGCTGAAGAGGGGTAGCGGTCAACTTCATCGAGCAGTATTAGTCGGCACGGTCTGCTTGCAAGTCCCGCGCTGCTGTTGCTGCCGGTAAGAGATACTGACCCTCCAGGGAATATCTTATGCAAAGTAGTATTGTTTGCATCCCTGGCTCGCGGTGATTTGACTTTATCTTTTAGGCATGGAGTTGATGCCAGCAAACCATTTGCGATTCGGTCTTTACTGAAAGCTTGAGCCATGTCCAGGCTGGGCTGAACCATCAAAATTGGAGCAGGATCGTTGTCTATGTAGTACCCGATGATATTCAGTAAGGCTTCAGACTTGCCAAGCTGCGCACCGGCCATTACTACAATTTCTTGAATTGACGGATCGGAGCAGGCATCCATGATGCCGCGTTGATACTCCGCCCTTGATGTATGCCACCTGCCGGGTTCCGCAGATGATTGCGAATCAAGTCTTCTTTCGCGGTCTGCCCACTCGCTTACGGTCAGTTTTGGGGGCGGCTTGAGTACGCTCATCCCCTGCGTCAACATCTGTCTTACTTTTTGGTTGATTTCCATAGTCTGCCAGTTCTTGCAAAGCCTCTCTTACGTATTGCTCGATAATTTCTTGTGCCTCACCTGGATTATCAATGTCAGCAACCAATGTAGCAAGTTTTGATGGTATCGACAAAAGCTTACCTTTTACGTCTGCAAGGATGTGTTGCCATTCCAATACAACATCAGTAACGCGAACTAGTTCCCCGGAAAGTTCTCTTACTTCCATCTCAGCCTTGTCGGCCTGCATCTTGGTTAATCGCGCCTTCTCAGTATGGAAGTCGATTACATTGCCATCACCATCAATCTTCTCTGTTTTATTACGCAGACGATTTATGTAGTTGGCAGTAGATGCTACCAGGTCGTATTTGCCACGCCCTTGCATTTCGACAACATGTTCGTCACGCAGTCTGGCTATGTATGCCTGGTTGCAGTCAAAAGCTGCACTGATTGTCTTAAGGTTACAGATTAGTGGTTCGTTTTTATCATCCATAGCTAAATGCTATCACGGTTTTATACTATTTATAAAATTTCTATCACTAGGCAAAAAACGCGCTCGCGAAACACG